ATCCACTTGGTGCAGTAAATTTCATCATTGCACCTTTAGTAGTATATTTCATATTATATGTAGAATATGTTCCTACTGGGATAGGGGTGTCTGCACTACCATTAACGTTAAAGAAATACCCAGTTAAACTATTAGCATCAACTGTTTGTTCTTGCCAATATACAGTGCCATCACCTGATGTGGTGTTAACAGAGTACCGTGTGTAATTTTGAATGTAATATTGCCTAGCACGGTTATCTGCTAATAAGGCAGCTAATGTATCTGTTAAGAATGTAATAATATCACCGGAGGTATTGATGGTTAATAATACATTACCATCGGTATCACTTTGGTACATACCACCGTCAGAGGCAAATGAATTCGTGCTGGAGTATTTTCCGGTTGGATCTAGCAGGTCTAAGTTTTTTGATACACCAACAGAACTACGGTTAATAGCTTTGCTTTTAATAATAGAACTGTATAATGTATATGGGAAATTGTTGTAATCTTCACCATTAACCATTCTATTCTGTGTGTAGTAGCGGGTAGGGGCACGTTGTTTAATATTTGCTAATGTTTCTCTTGACTGTGCGTTTGACACTGGTGTCTGTAATTCTAATCCTAATGTAAGTGTTTCTGTTCGTCCTACCCTACTAATATAACTTATTGTAACTGATAGATTTTGCATCTCAGTTGGATTAATAGTATATGTCAATGCATTACCTGCACGTACATATGCTCTAAATGTTCCTACTGGGATCTCGGAAAATACTCCATCACCAAAAACGTAACTAACTTGGTCGTTAAATCTAGAACTAACTGAGAATATTCTGCGAACACTATTTTCAGTCTGTAAATAAGCATCAGCATAAACATTCTCTACTTGATTCCATAAAGTTCTATTAACGGCTGAACTGTTATCTGTACTTAACTGATACAACCAAGTATCTGTATTGTTAATACCCTGAATGTCAATATCAACTATTTGATTACTAATCTGTTGTGCTAAATTAAAATCAAAATTCTGTAATGAGCCTTGTTTAAAGTAAAAGAAGAATCCTGTATTTGGACTACCGTATCCCAACTTGTCATTACGATAAGCCATATTCATTCTGCCACTTGGGGCAGGTGGAATTTCATATACATAATCTTCATCTAAAGTAGTTGAACTAACTAATTCAAAATTCATAGTTTGATTATCTACTACTGCAGTAAATGGTACTATTGGTAAAGTAGCAGAAGGAATATTAATAGCATACTCATCTGTTTTAATACCAGCTATTTGAGCACTATTACCTGGACGTCCAATACGTTGTGTATTAATTAATGTGGAATTGATGATTGTATTATATTGTTCTAACCAGTTAACATTTGCAGGATCATTCCAAAGAACGGTTTGATTACTTAAATTGAATCCATTTAAATCAGTGATGTTTTCACTTGTTTGAATACTTACTACTTTAATGTACCCTTGTCCAGCTAGGTTACGTTTAGGAGTATAGCTAACTAAATTTGCTAGTTTAACAACACTATCTCTACGTTCGGCAGTATCAATAAAATTTTCACGTGCGTTTAAGTCGCTACGAAAGGCTAGGCCCTGACCCATAAACGCCATAACGTCCATTAATGCTATGAATTCACTTGATTCAATGTAATCGTTAAAAGTTTCTGGGTAGTAAACACGAATATAATCTATGAAACTTTTACGTAGGGTTTCATAATCGTAACTACGAAAATCGGCTTCACGGAAGGTTTGATAAATTGCCTTCCAGTCATTAACGCCGAATAGTGCTGATTGTCGTGAACTTGTAGCCATAGTGGTATTCTCTTTTAAGTATTTATCTTAAATGAAAACTACACTTTTGGAAGATTATTGAATTACTGCTGTGCTAGTGCTATTATTGAAGAAAACACTAAGCATTTGTGCATCATTAAAGGGTGTTACTGCTAATTCTACTTCAATTAATATACCGTTTTCTTGAGGATATGCGCTAACAGTATTAACTATCATTCTTGGGTCTTGATTAGCAACTCGTCTGATTTCTGTCTCTAATTTATTCTGTACATCAAACGTGTTTGGCTCAAACACAAAACTCCAAAGAGTAGTTCCGTATCCAGGATTTCCAACTTTTTGACCCTGTTGAATATTTAATGAATTAATAAAATCTTGTATAACTAATTGTTGGTCAACTAATCTATACTTTTTTCCAGGGATAACTGGTTGTACCATAGAACCTACACCACCTGCAATACCCGCTGGTAAATTAGTAGAGCGGGGCTTATTAGCATTAATTGTACTGAATCCAATGTATGATGGCATATTTTATCCTATAATATATTTATGTGAGTGTAGTAAGTTCTTCGGTTATTGTCAATGTTTTTAAATACTGCGTTTCATATTGATTTTTCAATACCGCAATTGCTGGATCACCTGCGGGCATCACTTCCACTGCATTGTCCAATGCTGCCTTTGCTGTTCTTGTAATTTCAAGTTGTTCATTATAACGTTTTTGCTGGTCTCTACGTTTTCTATTAAAAATTTCAAGATCGCTTTCCGGTAACGTTTCACCAGTAGTTGCAGGATTACCGGTAAAATTTGGTGGTGGTATTTTTGGATTATCTAATATTTGTTCTGTTTCCCTATTTAATAGAGGTCTAGTTTTATCATTATTACTAGCTACAGTAGGAAATTTAACTGTTCCTGTACCACCTAACTTCAGACTACCAAAAAAGGCATTTAATTGCTTGGCTGGTCCGGATGGTAGTCCAGAAGATACTAATGCTACTAACGATATTTCACCACTCTTTAAGAACGACAAACCTTTATTTAATACGCTAGATACATCTTTAGCCGCAGTTTCTAAACCTGATGGTACTAAATTAGATATATTTTTTGTTATTTTAGATGTTTCTTGATCTATTAATCCTTTTACCGCATCAATTCCTGGTATAGTAATTGGTGCACCATCTGCATTATTAACTTGATAAGACACTCCGTTTTCTCCAGCTTCTAACACACTCAATCCAGTAGATACATCCCTATTGCTAGCTAGGTTGGTAACTGTTCTATTAATGTCATTAGTGACTACTGCTACGGTGTCGTTAACATTATTAGTTACAGAATTCACTATACCTCTCACCCCTTTTGTGGCATCAGTTATAGAATTGAATGCACCTGTAAAAGAATTAACACTTGGTGCTGATGACGGCGTCTGCGCGGTTGCGATTGCTTTTTCTGTTATATCTTTAATATTTTGAGGAACTCCAGGTTTTAACGTTGGTAAAGCTTTAGCAATTGAATTAAATGCATTGGCTACTGCACCTCTAGCATTATTTATTAATTGATCTAATCCAGGGCCAATACCTTTAAAACTGATATTAACTGATGGAGCTCCCTTTTTACCAAATAGACTTGTAACGGCGCTAAACACACCTCCACCACTAAGTAAATTAGTAACACCTCCGCCACTGAATAAACTGGTAACACTTTTTAAAGCGTCTCCGCCACTGAATACGTTTTTAAGACTATCTAACCCTCCTGTTACTACATTTGACACATTGGCAGCAAAATTACCTGATGCAAATAACTCTTTGGTTGATCCTAAAAAAGTATTAACAGTATCAGTTACATTACTTACTACACCGTTAACATTATCAGTTATATTTTTCACTACCCCGGTAACGTTATCTGCTACGGTAGTTAATGCTGTATTTACAGAAGTTACCGCAGTATCGGCTGCATTTTTAATATAATTAACAGTATTTTCTACACCAGTGTTAAAACCTGCTAATATTACAGGGGCAGCCGCCTCACCAGATACGTTAGGACTTAATACTCCATTCTTTGTAAATTTGTCTAGTGTTCCTTTCATTCCAGTAACTATACCATCAACTATAATTGAAGGACTAGCATTTTTGTAGTCTTGTAAGTTATATATATTGTTTACACCTGTAAAAAATGGCCCACATGCTTGCTCTAATGTTTTACCACCTGCTACTAAGCTATCAATTAATTCAGCACATCCCGGTTTTAGAATTCCACAATCTTGTAGTTGTTTAGCACTTAAAGCACAGGGCCCAAATGCCGCTTGTGGACCATTTGCTGTTTGTACTATACCACCACCCAATTTAACTACGTCGGCAGCCTCGCTTTTATCTGCCCCATCTTTCATTGTTGCAATAATGCCATCTGTTAGTTCCTTAGTAACATTTTGACCAATTGCAGATGACTGTGGAACTGTAGATATAGCAGCCCTTGTTACTGGGTTTTTTGGTGCACCAGCATTGATAATTGCGCTTGTTAATGACTTTGATGGTGCACTTGGCAATGCTGCCGCGGCACTATTATTAACTTTAACATCTACTCCTTGATTTGCGTTAGCCCATGGCGCATGAGCTGGTGCTCTACTTACAATACTTAATAATTTACCCGGTGCCGCTAACCACCCTTTAGTAGCATCATTTAATGTATCTGTGTGTGCTGTTATTGGAATTGGTTTTACATCTTGAGGAACTAAACTTGATGATCCTGTATTTAAATTAATTTTACT